CTTGCCAATAAACGCACAAAGTTGCCAGTAATATTTCAGGCAATAACACCCAAAACCTATGACTATCAATTCTGTTGCTTTTAACAAGATAAATACTACTGTTGTTTTAAGTTTCATTTTCGCTCCTGTAGCTTTTCTAAATTTTCAAACCACATTTTAGCAAATAATATTGGAATTAGTGGCGTTAAATAAAATGGTAGTTTTGTAGTAATTAAAAATGCAATTTGAAATCCGAATCCTAAAAATATTACACACCATATAAAACTAATTATTTTTATCGCTTTCATTTTTGCTCCTTAAAATATTTTGCAGTAATTTTTTCGGCTAACTTCCAGTTGGTTTCAAAAAACCACACAGTTAGTGGTTTGATAACAACACAAACAAAGTGGCCGACACCTATTATAATAAGTATAGCACCTAATAGTATAAGACTTATTAAAAGAATCCGGAATTTGTCTGTTGTCTTGCCAATAAACGCACAAAGTTGCCAGTAATATTTCAGGCAATAACACCCAAAACCTATGACTATCAATTCTGTTGCTTTTAACAAGATAAATACTACTGTTGTTTTAAGTTTCATTTTCGCTCCTTATTCTGTTCTATTATTCCATTTTTCAAATGCTTCACGCCGTGTATCACCTCTAACGTATATGAGACAATGACGATTACGACACATTACAATATAGCCCAATGCGCAATCTTTTTCAGGCAAGCTTGCTCTGTTGCCGCAAAACGGGCATCGTTTTAAATTTGCTGCTATTATCTGCAATTCTACTTTGATTGGTTCGTTATTCATTTCTCGCTCCTTATTAAGGCCAGTTTCATTGCCTGATTATATCCAGAGGTAAGCTTTTCGTCTTTTTTAAGCATCCCTGATGTTAAGTATTGGATGCTATGAATTGGTTTGCTGTTTTCCATTTTTTCCTTCCGCAATTTCTCTTCACGCCTGAATATTATATCATTTTTTGCCTTTGCTGTCAACTTTTCTTCTTCGCAAAAATTATCCGGCAGAAACTGGTACCATTTGAAGTCTGTTTTTACGCCGTCTCTCTTGCGAGTCAGGAAGTCGTACAGGCTCCAGCAATATGTCCAGTAATATTCCTTGCCAAAGCAGATTTTGGCGTAGTTGTCTATTGCCGATTTTAGACTGTCTAATGAAGTATTTTTAATCGCCAATCTTATGGCGTTACGCAGGGCAAGGTTTATTTCTCTGCCTGTTTTCCACTTTATTGTAACAATTTTATCCTTGCCTCTTTTCTCAATGGGTTCTTGCTTCTTTGAGTTCCAGTAATCCAATACAGCTTGCTCTTCTGGCTTAATCTCTATCATTTTTCTGCTCCTTAACTTCAATTTCGTCTGCTATTCCTGTCGGGTGAAGATAATAGTATCGTTCGCCTAAATAGCAATGCCAGCATAGCGGCTCGCCATTACTCCTGACCTTTTCTGAATTAACTTTACACTTTGAGCATTTCATCTATCTGCTTCTCTGTGTTCATTTGTAAGTTCCATTAGAAGTTCTTTGGCTTCTGCTAATTCGGGACTATCAACATCGTTTAGGCCGGTCTGTTGTTTCATAAAATCAAAATGCGCAATCATCCATTTAAGAGTTTTTATTACACGGAATTTTTGGGCGTAGTTTTCCATCGTTTTGCCTTCCATATTTTGTTGAATATCGATTAAATTTAACCATTTTCTTTTCTTTCGGCGTTAAGATAGATTTTGTCTCGTCAAGGCTGTCAAGATATTGAAAAAATCTCGTACAAGGCCAACGGCAATCATTTTCTTTTCCGCACGAACGACACGGCCTATCCATTTGCAATCCTCTTAAATTCTATGCACCATACAATCGGATTCCACGTAAAATCTGTCCATTCAATCTTTGTTTTACTCATTTCACCGCCCTTTCCACATCTCTTCTAATCGCTTCGCCGGATTTACGCTTGTCCAGTTCATCGGCTCGCATAGACTTTTTTATGTCCTTTGCTACTGCGTCAACTATAATATCATTCTGCACATCTTCTATGTTTTTCATTTTTCACCTTTCCTGAATTAAAGCATCCAGAAGAATCATATAGTTTATAATATCGCCTATCTTTTCATCCCATCGAGTGTAAACCTGTAATTGGTCTGAATCTAAATCGTTAATAAAGTCGTACAAGGCGACAATATGTTTAGCCACAAGCCCACCTAATGCTTTTTCTGGCGTGCATCCGGTCAAAGCGGCAACGGCCTTAAAATTACTTAACCTATCTCCTCTGGCGTACTCGTCAGCTTTAGCAGTTAATACCATTGTAATTTTATCAATTCTATCCTGTACTATTTTGTTAAATTTTTCAGTGTTCATTTTTCACCTTTCCACTTTCCGTTTATTCTGCACATCGGGTAGGTTGCCCCCCCCTGTCTGTTTCTCGAACCATTTTGGGTCGGGGTCTGGTATATCAATACCTATTGGTGCAAATATGCCCTGTAATGCTTTGTATAAATTGGCCGCCTGTATCGTAGTCATTTTACTTAATGTGGTTCGTTTCCCGTCCATATCTGTTGTGGGACTTATTATATACATTAACTCGTGGAGAAAATCTACCGTCAAGCCTTGCCCCTTTGGTATTCTTCCGTCAAGTAGATATTTGAGCAGATACGATACATCAATTCCCAAATCATTTGCCTGTACTATGATATTTTTAATTGCAACGCCAAATATGGCAGCGGTCTGTTTTTCTGTCTTATGTTTCGGGACACGCTTAATTTCTTCGGTATATCGTCCTGCCGGTGCGCTCTCAAGGAAAGCCTGTCTTTCGTCTGGTTGTTCGTATCTCGGCAATTCGCCGTCTATTTTCTGAATATAAAAAATAGCTTTATCTTTTGCCATTTCATTCCTTCCGCAAAACTACAAACACCTTACCGCCATTATGGATATATGTTGCAATATCCTCGATTGGTAAGATGTGTTTATTTTCTGTGTCATTTTAAAATCCTTTCGTTAAATTGCAAATGTCTTAAAATATACTTCATTCAATCTGTTTCCGGCCAATTCATAATCCGCAAGGAAAACATCAAGCATTTCAGCCAAATCTTCTCGACCATTTTTTCGTAACTCTTTGATTCTGGTTTCTATTATCTTGCTTGTTTTTTCTTTTGACATTTTGAAACTCCGAAATAGCTGATATTATTCTTGCCTTACGGCCATCAAAAAGGCAGTTCATCCGGCGCGTTAGGGTCGAAATCGTCATTGCCCATATCTTCGTTTGTTACGCCGTCATATTGCGGTAAATCGTCTTGCAACTGTTGCGGGTCGTCTTGCGGCTCATTTTGCTTGCCAAACTCGACAGATTCTTTTATTTTTTTGACAATCCATTCAGGAACATTGGCGGGAATATCAAGCCTGCTCTCTTCGAGCGAATACCGCACCAATTCCCGTACTGGATTAACTTTTGTCATATTTTTCATCAGCTTGCCAACGGAAGATATATTCGCGTATGTTTTACCGTTTTTACTTGTATGAACAATTTGCAATAAGCAATTCGCCCCCAAAACTTTAAATACATCAAAACCGTCAAGTTCTTTGTCCGTAAACTCAATGCCTCTCCACGATACTAAATCGTGTCGCAGATTAGCTTTCTCGCCCAAAGACATCGTATATGCCTTAGATATAGTCTTGCACAAAACTTTCTTGACATTGTTTTCGATGGTTTCGTAAGTAATGTCTGGAAGTTCCCACAAGAATACAACTTTAGGCAAAAACTTAATCTGCCCCTGCCATTCAGTTTTTTGCGTGCCTAAATCAATGATACCGTAACATACTGCGTGATGTGTTCCCGCTTCGATTGGAGGGAAATTATTTTCGCCTTTTTTAACTGTTAGTGCCATTTGAAACTCCTGTTAAAGATTGTTTAATTTTTTCTATATCGAATCCCGCCCGACCCATCTCGTCTATTGCGGCAAGATTTTTATCCGTCATTTTATCTCCGTTTTTGATTCTTCCCAATACCCTGTTCCATCGCTCTACTGCCGGTTTATACTTGTCGTCAAATTCCTTTTGGTTTTGCAAACCATAAAGCATTGTAAGATATTGGCTATAACCTACTTTCCAGTTTGTTGCAAAACGATAACGGTCGAAATAGACCGGCTGTTCAATCGGTGGCCGTTGTTTTGCGTTATAATACCCTGTTAGTATTTCAATATCTTTTTTATAGTCGTTCTCAACGCTTGACGGTTGAAATACAGGCAACTCAATCAATCTTGCGTCATCCTTGCAAACATAAACTATATGCCCTTCCGGCATATTTTTTGATTTTAAATAATGGAAAATCTGTAATTTATGTTGCGGTTGCGCACCTACATTTTCGGCACGTTCAAACATAAAAGACGAACAGCTTTTAATTTCAAGAATTATATCTTCTAATCCATCGGGAAATTTTTCTTTCAATTCGTTGACAATATCAATCGTTGCCGTTTTAATAAATTCAGGCAACCAGTCCAAATCGTCTGTAATCGCAATGGCTTTATCATAATCCGGCTTCCCGCCTGCCTGAAAATCTAATTTGCCTGTTACTTTTAATAGCTCTGGATATTGACAAACGAGATGTTCCTGCCTTTTTTGCAATATACCCGCCCTCAACAATACGAAACCAATAATTGATTCCCATATATTGCCTGCCTCGAATTTTCTTTTGCTCCGCATATTCGGCGGATTGGTCGGTACAACGCCAGTCATTTTTAAGTACCTGTCGCAAAATGCGCCGCCTAATTCGGAAGCCCAAATATAATCTCTGGCCTCAAATTTTCTGCCATCATCTCGCAATAACGAGTTGTTCCAAATTTCTGCGAAGTTCCATTTCATTCTTTATTCCTTTTTTTCATAATGCTTGCAGTTTGTGGCTATCGCCTCGCAAACATCAACCATTAGCCTTGCTTCGGATTCTGTGATAAATTTAAAAGTCGGCAAAAAAGTATAAAACAAATGGCTCCATACTTGACATACATTTTTTTTACTACAGTTTTGACAGTTCATTTTTATTTACCCTCTACTTTCTGGATTATAACGGTAAATGCAGTAGTCTTTACGTTCAGGCTTAGAGAATATCTTTCCCCAGACACTCCCACTTGAACAAAAACCGGTATGTCTTTGCAAGTCCTTTGTTTCTATTGAATCCAGAATAGCAAACTCTTCATCTGTTAGTAATGCGTTGTAAATCCTGTTTCCTTTAAAATCTTCAACTGTTTTCATTTCGTTCATTATACACCTCTCGAATTATTGTATTCTCGTTCAAGTCCCTGCTTTTCCAGTTCGTCAGGGTTTATTTCAGGTTCAGGCTCTTTATCTTCTTTTTGCCATTCGGCCTCACGCTCTGCGTCTATCTGCTTTATATTTTTTTTCATCAGATGTTCATCTCCAAAAATAAAACCGGCCAAACCCTGCTGCTTACGACACAATCGGGAGGAATTGAATCACAGAATCTGGCCGGTAATTGAATTGTTGTTATCATTTTGTTTTGTGTCATAAGCATTTAAACATCCTATCATATTATTTTTGTAAGTCAAGAGAAAAATAAAATTATTTCAAGATTTATTTACCACCACACCCGATATGTTTTGAAGTTGTCTTTTGTCTTGTTGTACGTCCCTATAATAAGCGAAGTAGAGCCGTTTTTAATAAATTTCTTATTTATTCTGCAAACAACTTTTCGTAATTCGGTTGTATGAAACAACCTTATACATTCCAGCACCGTCAAACGCTTACCTTTAAAAAAATGATTTTCAATTGCTTTTTGTTTTGTTATTGCCTTTTCCATTTTTTCACTCCTTATAAAATAATTGCAGGTTGCGGTTTTATTTAGGCCAAAACCGCCTGAAAAGCCCTCTTGTTCTTCCGAAAAAGCGGGTATTGGGACTCGAACCCAAAACTACGAAGTTTGCGCTAAGTCGCGTTACCAATTACGCTATACCCGCATAAAAATATCGAGACAGGCAGGATTGTTTCATACCTGCAATGTTGCAACTCGCTTTAATATCGTCAATTATTGAGCGTCCTCAATAAGACCTTCCCTTGAGAAGGATGCAACCTGTATATGTCGACCCGCCTCACATATACGTAAAAGCGTCAGGCAACCCTTGTGCATCTCTGGTAACATTTATTTCAATAGTCGGCGTCTTATTTCGCCACTGTCTCGATATTAACTTTTAAAAGGCTTTAGGCTGCGGCAAGTGGCATACTCGACGCCCAGCTTTCGTTTCCTGTGCCGACTGTCCGGCTTCCGCAGCCATAGCCTATAAGAAACAGCAATCGGTACGCTTGACAACCATCACCGGCTCGCAGACGTTAGTCCACTATACGGTTCACGTTTCATTGCCGTAAATCCCTGCAATCCGATTGCAAGGGCAAGAAACGCCCGCCAGATTTAGCATTGGCAGTTTACACCGGCAAGAGGCTTGGCAGGCTTCCTGTTATTCTGCCGGTTTTACGTCTGTATCTTTCGGCGGTTGTGATAATAACGCCTGCTGCATTCTGTCCATCTGGTTGAAAATTTCTTCCTGTACTTTGGCTTCTTCCGTTTCCCATAGATATTTCGGCCAGCCTTTAAAGTTGATAGTTCCCTGCTCCGCAATAGCATTGAAAATTTCAAAGTTAATAGCTCGCACTTTATAACTATCTTTATAACCCTCCTTTGCGTAATTTCCTTTTGACAGCAAGTAGCACTCGCCTGTTAATGCCTGAAGTGCCGAATATAACGAGTCTCTAAATGCCTCTATTTTCTGCTGCACTCTTTCGTTTGCCCGATTCTTTACTTTCTCTAAAAATTGTTCATTTGTCATTGCAAATTCCTTTCTTTATAGCTTGTCGCGGAGACAGCAACGAAACATATCGCCGCCGCCCCCGCGTTAAGACCTGCTCATCTTTCAAAACGCAGGGCAGGGGAACGTTGACAGCCTGCCCCGCAAGGAGGGAGGAGAAGATTATTTCAATTTCTTTTCAGCGATGAAATCGTCCAGTTTATTCTGGTCTATTAACCTGCCAAGTTGATATATAGTTATGTCCAGCTTCGCAGCCAATTCAATTCGACTATAGCCGTATTTTTCTCGAAATTTTATTTTGTATTTTTTGCTCATTTTTATTCCTTATATTTTTCATAAAACTTCTGTAAGTATTCGCCAACTTTCTAATTCATCGCCGCATAAGCCGGAATCTTTGAAAGTCAATTCGACAGGAATCCCAACTAAGTCGTTAATGTTTTGAACTTTGGCCTGCGTCATCCACTCTTCCGCCTTGAAAATTACTTTGAGCAATTCGTTGTCTCTGTCCAATTCTGTCCAGTTAGCCTTTTTTGGCCGTTTCATAGACTTAGGCCAAGTGCCTATAAACTTTCCAACGCCCCATCCATCGCCTGCAAATCCAATGCTTATTCCAAACATATCGTCTTGATAGCCGCTAAAACCAAATTTAATACTTTCTATTTTTCCTAATTGCTTTTTCATTTTTTATTCCTTATTGTACTATAGTTATGAAACAAATTCTTCCAAATCTTTAATCTTCTTAGCCTGCCGGTCGATTATATCAAGAGCCAAATCAAATGCCTCAAATGCGCTAATTAGTTTAAGTTTCTCTTGCGGCGTAATAATTTCTGTTTTATTAAAGCCGTTTTTGATTTTATTCAAACAGGCTTGAACATAAGGCCGTCCGTCTTGCAGAAATTTTACCGCATCCGTATCTGCCGGTTGTTCTAAAACAATCGGTTCCCGTTTAAGCATACTAAGCAGCACGTTCGCAAGTTCTTCAACGGAATCCGGCTCGTTATCCTTTGCGTGTTGTATAAGTTGTTCGCATATTTCTCTTATTTTTTTTAAATCGTTATTCATTTTTTCTCGCTTTATTTTAAAAAATACCTAACGTTCTTGAGCCAAAATCTATTACTACCCCTGTCGTTATCACAATTTACAGGGCAATACCTGCTTGCTAAAAATTCCAAGTAGTCTTTATATTTATCCTGTTTTAAAAACCGTTTCTTGTTATTGTTTATCGTGTTTAAGCATATTCTACGCGCATCAGATTCATCTTTATACTTAACCGAGCGTATTCCATAGAGATATTCAGCCCTATAGCCTCCCTCCGCCTTGAAGATAGCGTCAGCAAGCGCATTCGAGTCTATTTGAGCTGAATTTGCGTCAACCTTACCATAGGCCGGATTTGAGCAAAACGCAGCACAGGCCATTGTGAGAAGAATTAGGGGCATTTTCATTTGAAGTCCCGTCCTGCCGTTGCGTAAAAACCGCAAAAAACACACCAAATAAATCTGATTATGGTTTTCATTTTTTTGCCCCTTCACATTTTCCTCTTGTAAATTTGTTCTATTTTATTTGCCTGATTTTCCGTAAATATGTCTTTTTTGCTCATATCATCGAGAAAGTTTATTTCCCAATCGTTGAAGCCCTTATCATCGGCAGCAAGCATTTCCTGAACCATTTCCCGAAGTTCTTTAAAATTATAATCGTTCATTATCAATCCTTTTTCCCTTTAAAATTTTTAATTTGATGGTTTTCATTTTTGAGTCTCCGAAAAAAAATTTTAAAATGCAGCGGTTAGAACTGCTTTCTATCAGTTTTATAACCAGATCTAACCGGTGTCTAACCGCTACTGTCTTGTAGGCTTTGGCGGGCACAGTTATTAACTTTTAAAAATACCTTTTAATCTTTACCAATAAAACATTTTACAGTATCACTGGAACGGTCAACCATAACGGCTTTTGAAGATTTCAAAATGCCAGGCGAGAGATTATTGTACGTTACAATTAACGCAGAATCTTCCACAGACCCAATCTGCGCACTGTCATAAACAGACCCAATCTGCGCACTGTCGTAAACAGACCCAATCTGCGCACTGTCGTAAACAGACCCAATCTGCGCACTGCCGTAAACAGACTCAATCTGCGCACTGTCGTAAACATACTCAATCTGCGCACTGCCGTAAACAGACCCAATCTGCGCACTGCCGTAAACAGACTTAATCTGCGCACTGTCGGAAACATACTCAATCTGCGCACTGTCGTAAACATACTCAATCTGCGCACTGTCGGAAACAGACTTAATCTGCGCACTGCCGGAAACAGACCCAATCTGCGCACTGCCGGAAACAGACCCAATCTGCGCACTGTCGTAAACAGACCCAATCTGCGCACTGCCGTAAACAGACTTAATCTGCGCACTGTCGGAAACAGACCCAATCTGCGCACTGCCGTAAACAGACTTAATCTGCGCACTGTCGGAAACAGACTTAATCTGCGCACTGCCGGAAACAGACTTAATCTTGCCATAGACCGCAACTAATTGTCCAATATTTACATTTCCTACCGTTTGTTTTGGCAAAACAACTTTTGCGGCCAACCAATCTTTTAAATGTAATCGGCAAACTCTTTCAATCGTTTTAGCGTCCGCCCATTCTGGTATTGGGCTTAAATCAATTTTAAACACCCATTTTTTAGGAGGCAGTCTATAATCGTCATTGGGCGGCACGATTTCGACAGGAATCATACGATATTCACCCCTGATGTTATCCTGCTTGTCTAATTCAAGCAGATTATTTTCCCGTTTTATAACTTCGTGAGAATCTGATTTTTTAGACCAAAAAGCGGCATAACTACCACCCTCTTTTACAACAATAAAACTTGCTGATTTACACATTTTTTTCCCTTTCTATTATATTTTTAACATTCTGATAAATAATATTTTCACCGTGCCAAAACTTATTGCCGGTAGCTTCGCCGCAGGCGAACTCCCAAATCTTCAAATTTTTAAAATAGTTTTTCATCCATGATAACCCCATTTATTTGTTATTTTTTAATGTTTCGTATATTCTTAATTCTTCTATTATATCACCCTCGGCGATAGCCTTATTTGCAGCATCAATATCACGCTGTATCATTGTTGCACCAAAAACACCTGATTGACCAATTTCTTCATATTGCTTTTTTAATTCAATATTTCTTTGAATTTCCTGCTGCAATGATTCAAATAAATTTGCCATAAGTATCCCTTCAACATTTCTATTGTTAATAAAAAAGGCGGTGAACGCGGCCACGCGCCGCATAAATCCGTTTATTCTCTTTCTTCCTTGAGGCCATCAGGCCGAAACCCCCGATTCTTCAGAAGTTTTGTTCCTTCCCAACAAAACTTAGAGGGGGTTGATTCACCGCCTATTGGACACCGGTGAGAGTCGAACTCACAACTTTCTGGTTGCAAACCAGACGCTCTCCCAATTGAGCTACGGGCCCTTATTAACTTTTAAAATTGCCACCTCTGGTGGCCGTCACGCCTCGTTACCAGACTTCCCGCCGACTGGCGTTCCTTTGGGTTAAACGGTTTCTCTGGCTACCGTTTTCTGCTCTTACCTACGCACGCAGAAAAATAGGTCATCTGTAAAGGGGCTATAGATTTACTCCCTTAGGCAGACCGTAGTGCCTTAATTGCAGGGGGCGGATTCGAACCGCCAACCTGATGGTTATGAGCCATCCGAGCTGCCAGACTGCTCTACCCTGCGATTATTAACTTTTAAAATGCGATGCCTTGATATTGAGTCGGTCAAGACAACGAGCGTTTATATACCGCGTATCCGACGTTGACGGTTTTGCTTGCGTGTTCCGCAGGCTGTCGCAGGCTCTGGTAGTTTTAAAGTCTGCTCTGGCGAGCCACAGTTATTAACTTTTAAAAAGTCAGCCCCGCGTAATTCCGATACCATACCGCAGGGCGTGACTCGTATCGTGGCCAGTTTCTAACCTTCGGGTTTAACCTGCCGGTTTGCTGTTTACTGGCAAAAGCAAAAGAACACCCTTTAGCAAAAGAACACCCTTCAGCAAAAGAACACCATTTAGCAAAAGAACACCATTCAGCAAAAGAACACCCTTTAGCAAAAGAACACCCTTTAAATTCTGCAAAATTTATAATCTGTGTATAATCGCCTGTCGGGCATTTTCTTGTGCCGTTTATAACTTCAAATTTTTTAACATCTTCTAAAGTGTATTTGTTCATTTCATATACTCCTTGTGCTTTTGATTATAACACGCTGTAAAACAAAGTCAAGTAAAAAATAAAATTATTTTAAGATTTTTTCATTTTCGAGCAGATTATTTTCCCGTTTTATATTTTCGTGAGAATCTGAATTTTTAGACCAAAAAGCGGTATAACTACCACCCTCTTTTACAACAATAAAACTTGCTGGTTCGCACATTTTTTTTCCTTTCTATTATATTTTTAACATTCTGATAAATAATATTTTCACCGTGCCAAAACTTATTGCCGGTAGCTTCGCCAAAAAAACTGCGTAACGATTTAGACGGATAAACCGAAATTGAAAAAATGCCCCAGCAGAATCTCCAAGTCTTTTTGCTTTCCCATAGTCCTTTAAATAAAAAAGGCTTCCAATTCCAAATCCTACCATTTCTGATAGTTTTATCTATTTCAAATATTATTATCATACAACCTCAAACTTAAAATCTTTTCCAACTCGCGTTGTAAATGTTTCGTATAATTCCATAAAACGTTTAAACTCTGTCGCCCCGCGTGCCGTGGCGTTAATCATATCTTTGAGAATTATTTTTCATTCAGGAGTTTTCTAAATTCTTTATTCGTCATTTTCTTTCCCTTTCTATTCTCAACTTCGGCTGTTATTATACCCCGCCTTGAGTTGAAGTCAACAAAATTATTAAAATTATTTGATATTTTTTTGTGGTATTTGTAAAGTGTTATAAGTAAAGGTTTTATAAATCCAGCACAAATTTTGTGCAAAGCGTGAAAATAAATTTTAAAAAATAACTTGACAAAGAAAAAGGAATATGACATAATGTATTTATATGGTTATTGGGCTTTTACATATTGTTTTAAATTTTACAGGCAATGCTTGTCGGTTTCCCAATAATCAACAGGCATTGCTTTTTTATTGCGCGGAGGGTGTATGAGAATAATAAATGTACCAACAGGGAATATCTGTATTGTAGATGGGGAATATGGCAGGCTTGAATTTTTGTCTATTGGAGATTATGGCAAAGACAAGAACATAAAGGCCGATTTTTTGGGACATACTAATATTATAAATGGCGTACCTAACGGTCAAGTTATGCCTTTAGAGGAAAAATGGGTTATCACAATTTCTACGCAATATGGATGTTCAATGAATTGTAAGTTTTGTGATGTCCCCAAAGTAGGCATTGGCAAAAATGCAACAATAAATGATTTATCTTCACAGATTAAAAATGGTCTTTGGGTGGGCGGAGCAAAAACAACAAAAAGACTGAATATTCACTATGCGAGAATGGGCGAGCCTACGTTTAATTTTAATGTTATTGAATATACAAAAAGACAATTAAGACAAGACGTTCAAGGCGTGATTGGCAATGTACTTATACACCCCGTTGTGTCCACAATGTTACCCGTGCATAATCATAAGTTATATGAGTTTCTAAATGATTGGTGCGATGTTAAAAATGATTTATTCCGCGGTGATGCCGGATTGCAATTAAGCATAAATTCTACTTCTGAACAAGAGCGACAAGAAATGTTTTCTGGAAATTCTTTGAAATGGGACAATTTAAAAGAAATTTCAGATATGTTACCAATACCAAAAGGCCGAAAATATGCTTTAAATTTTGCCTTAGCCGGCTATGAAATTGACAGCAAAAAATTAAAAAACACTTTTCCGCCCGAAAAATTTATGTGCAAAATAACACCAATGCACGAAACAAATCAATGTAAACAAAACGATATACACACAAAAAATGGATATATAAACTACGAATCTTATTTACCAATAGAAAATAATTTAAAATCTGTTGGTTTTGATGTTTTGGTATTTATTCCGTCCATAGAAGAAGACGAAAGTCGTATTACTTGTGGGAACGCCATATTAAGCGATTTGAAAGAAAATAATGGCAATGAATCATTTGACGCACCAAGGGCAATAAATGGCTAAAATAGATAAATATGTGAATACGATAATACAAGCCGATTGCAGTATATTGAATTTATATGCTGGAATAGGTGGCAATCGTTATCTATGGGGGAACAGTCACAAAATAACGGCAGTAGAAATAAACAGTGGCATTGCCAATGTTTACCAACAATTACACCCTAATGATACAGTAGTAGTGGGGGACGCGCACGAATATCTATTGAACCATTACGCAGAATTTGATTTTATTTGGAGTAGCCCGCCCTGTCCGAGCCATAGTAGGGCGAGATTTGGCTTTGGCGTTTGTGGACATGGATATAAGTATATTTATCCTGATATGACATTGTATCAAGAAGTTATTTTATTAAAACATATATTCAAAGGCTTGTTTTGTGTTGAAAATGTACTCCCATATTACGGTTACTTGATAAATCCAAGCGTAGTTTTAGGCAGGCACGCTTATTGGAGTAATTTTCATATACCCGTTAAAAAGGTCAGTACTAATAATGTGATTGCTGGTAACACAAAGCCTCCGCACAAACTGTCTTCATACCACATAACAGGAGGGAAGTCTTATTTAGAGGAATTGTATGGATTTGATTTAGATAAGTACTTTGGATTTGACAAAAGAAAAGCATTGAGAAATGCAGTAGAGCCAGAAATGGGGAAATATATTTTAGACGCAGCAATGAATGTTCCAGTTAAAGAGGCAATAAAAGGACAAAAAGCGTTATGGTGAGTCAACTATATCAATACCAAAATAATTTTAACCTGTAATTAAACTGCAAACAATCGAAAGCAGGTTTTTTTATGGATATGAATAAAGGAAGCAATATTAAATTTGTACAATCACTATAAACAACGCAATGAATCATTAAAAAAATTAGGCTTTAATTCCTATAAAGAATATCTTTCCAGTCCTTTGTGGAAGGGCATAAGACTTAAAGTAATGGACAGGGAAAACAATATTTGCCAAATATGTCATATCACCAAAGCGGAACACATACACCATCATAATTACGCATACAAAACGTTACGGGGCGACAAACGAAAATTAAGACATTTAGTCGCAATATGTAAAAATTGCCACGAAAAGGCTGAATTTTTAGATAATAGTTTAAAAGCTACGTTGCCGCAAGCAAATGCAAGAATGGGATTGCCGTCAACTAAAATATGCCCTTGCTGTAATAAAACACGGTCTTGGACAGATTTTCAGAATTTTTCTGGAACAGCAACATATAATTATTGTAAATCTTGCCGTAAAAAACGTAAAGCAGGTATGAAAAGAATTGACAATTTAATAAAATTAAATCAAGCAGGCGGTTCGAGTAAACAAACCTTGCCGAGTTATTGTGAAAGATTATCGTTTTTTTGTGAAAATAATCACAATAACTAAAGAAGTGTATCAGTGTATCGATAAAAACTGACTGTTTTTCCGGCATAAAGGAAAACATCGTTCAAAAGACGGTTGTTTCCTCCCTGCCGGATAGATACGCTTTAAGATTACTGCGGGATTTTAAAAGGTCAAAGGACTATACCTTTGGCCAGTCTTTTAAAGAGTGCTGTGAAAAAATTCACATAAATAAATAATAGTTGTTGTGAAAATAATCACAATAATAAAAAAACTAAAACAGCGTTATTATTTTCTTGATTTTAGGGCTTAGCGGCAACCATAAATTTTATAACCGCAATTTTCCGTAATTTCGCGAAAATCGTCAAGTGCCATTTCAAGAGTGTGCTTTGTTAAGTCGGGCGACATAAAATCTCTTAAATATCGTAGTGCCGACTTGATGGTTTTAAACTTTGTGCCTGAAAACATAATACGGTTGGTTTCTGTGTCTTTTATCCGGTACATAACATTTTTTCCTTTTCTTTTAAAAGTTTTTTGATTTTATTGCCATATTTAACGGTTGATTCTTTTTTATAACCATACATTCCGCCGTTATGACATCGGCCTACTTCGACCAGATTTAACTTAAAACGTGCCTGATAATAGCTTAAAACTATTCTTGTTATTTCCCTGCTTTTGGCTTTGTCCCATCGGTCGTTCCACGTGAAACATTTATCTATTTTCTGTAACTTTAAAATCCGGTTGCATTCGTCAACATAGATAGTATGTAACTGGTACGCACCGATAGCACGCTTGGAATCACCTATGGCGTTACTGTCGCCGCCAGATTCAACGCATTCTATAGCGTCCAGTAAATCTTCCATAGTTGCCCCGCTCGCGCCACAGGCCAGCACAAAGAGAATTAGGACGGGTGCTTTCACTTTCTTACTCACTTTCCGCTTGTGCGATAGCCTTGTTGATTGTTGCGTTTGTTTTTTCAAGCTGGAATTTATTGCAATAAACGAGGTTGCGGAATCTTATTCTTGAAAATTACCGCTCGATGTTCGCGATATACCGTTATGCAGAAAATAACCTTGCTTTTTAAACTTTATTATTATGCTTTCAATGGTTTTTTCCCTGTTTTCGGTGGAGGTGTGTTCGCCGTCAAATGCTATCCAGTGTTTAGTTGGATGGTGCAGCTGGAAAGAATACCGAAAAATGTTTCCAGTATAATTTTTAATTTCATCGGCTGTCATTTCGCAAAAGTCTTTCATTTTTTCACCTACTTTCTCTTTTAAAACATTATCTTGATTAGCCTATAAGTCCGCGCTCCGCGAAGCGCGGTAGTTTATTTTAAAACGTGTTTTCTTAATACTGCCTTGCCTTCGTTAAAATTTTCATTTAGGCCTGATATAGCCCAATGGTCGTTATACCAGCAGATTTTGCCATCTTTAGTTTTAAGATATTGCTGCGCGTCATCTACAAGATGTCCGTCCTTATACATTCTCTTTTTTACAATTCTGTAACCGTGTTTTGCCATCTCAAGTTTGACAGCGTGTAAAAAAGTCGATTCGCCGTTTGCCGATTGTCCATAGTATTTTTTATCGCCTTTTTCCCGTTCGACTTCTAAACTGTTTTCCTTAAATGTTAGTTTCATTTTCATTCTCCTTAAATTAAAGTTAATATTTAAACTGTTTACAGCGTCGCGCCCTGATTCAAGGCGCGGCAGTCTAAACAGTTATAATAGCTCTCCGTCATCATCGGTATAGCAGTTATGGCAGACTGTCCACGGGTCTATACATCCCGACTCTATCGAGTCGTGTAATGCCTCATCCGTATGTCCCTCTGCTATTGGTAGATTATGCGCCTTAAGCGCGATAACGGCAGCGCGATATTGGTCGTTAGTCCGTAGGGCGTTATCTCCACAACTGTTATAATTATTACAACCACAAATTGGACAAATTGTCTCTCGATTTTTCATTTTCATACTCCCTAAATTAAAGTTAATATTTAATTATCAAGTACTCTACATAACTATATCGGCAGATTTAAGCTTTGTCAACAACAAAATTCAAAATAATTTGATATATTTTATAAGTGTATATAATTAAAAGGTTTACAGGCTAAAATATTTTGCGGAAAAGCATAAAAAAATAATTACAAAAAAGACTTGACACCGCAAAACAAGCGGCTATAGTTAGTTATATGACAAACAAACAGCAAACACGGTCTAAAACAACAAAAACAAACTGTTTTGGCGAAAGAATGTTTAGAATCGGAAAACAGAAAAGAGGCCGCAAATCAAAAGAAAAGTTAGAAAATTACATCGACATAGCGACCGATAAAAAGCTAATTATCAAAAGCGAAGATTTAATCCAGACAATCGAAACGAGCAATAATTGCAAGAATTGGCACACTTGGAAAAGCGGAAGTGTTAAACAAATAGCGGGAGGGATTAAAGTTTTACGAACAATTAAAAAGCGATACGTAAGAGTGATTTTAGCACCGCCGCCAAAAGCTAACAGAATTGAGCAAGGTGAAAAACAGCGATGTTTGGAAATTTGCACAAAAACCGGCGTAAAACCTCAAAAATCAACAATACATCATATCAGGCAAAAGAGTAACCAATGGCAATGGCAAAACAACAAAACATCGAAAGGTCGTTAAATCGTCGGGAAAAAGTATTTATTGAGGCTATACTGCAAGGTAAAACCCAAATCGAAGCTATGAATATAGCTAAATATTGCATAAATAGCGGGTATCAAGCTAAAAGTGAATACGCAAGTAAGCTTATGAAAAAAGACAAGATAAGACGGGAAATAGATAGGAGAACAGCCGAAATTGAAGCTAAAACCGATGAAACTATTACTGATAGACTGCAACGTTTTGCAGAATTGGCCGATATTGCTTTAAAAAAGGGGGATTTAACCAATAGTTTACGTGCCGAGGAGAATAAATCTAAGATTCGAGGCGACTACGAACGGGACAATCAGCAGCAGACTAATAATTTAGCAGCTATTCTAATTAACTGTAAATAAAGTACTTATAAAAAGGAAATGTTATGAAGTGTATGAATTGCGGTAAAGAGTTTAAATCAGTCAGAGCAACGGCTAAGTATTGCAGCGATAAGTGCAGGGCTGATTATTTGCGTAAAAACGGCGATTTAGCCAATCTATCTGCCAAAGCCATTGATAGCCTTAGCGCACGGAATCTTAGCGCACGCAGTCTTAGCGCACGGGAGCAGGATGTTACGCTAAGCGGGCAGCTGCCAGCTAACTTCGGCCTCGCAGATTGCCAATGTCTCCATTGCCGGCAGCTTAAACTAAACGGGATAAACGGCAAACTCAATCACGGCTCATATATGCCGGCCTCCGAGCTAAAGAGTAATGGGTATATACTTAATCGGGTTACCCTGTCAGGCGACATAGATTATCGCGGAGCTATATCTAATGCAATCAGGTCTTAAATGTATGGATACAACTAAAGACAAAGCATTCTTTTTCTACAGACCCCGTAGGGGTGAGATTCGGGGTCGGGCGATACCCAGAAAGCCTTCCTTGAAATTTATATCCAAACTGCAAGTACAGGACGGGTTTTATCTTGAATGATATAAAAGCGATAAGTAATGACGAGTTGGCGAGACGGTTTTACGAACGTTATAGTGAAGACCCTATATTGTTTCAGGTTGAGTGTTTGGACGTTGAGAGGTGTAATGTATGGGGTAAGATGGAGGAGGTTGCATTAAGCGTAAGGGACAATCAGCGAACGTGTGTATATGCTGGACATAGTGTAAGCAAGAGTTTTGAGGCTGCACGTTTAGCGTTATGGTTTTTATTTACCAAGAAGCCGAGTACGGTAATAACAACGGCGCCGATATTTGATTTGGTTGAGAAGGTATTGTGGAAGGAGATACATACTGCGTACAGTAACGCCAAGATTCCATTGGGCGGTAAGATGACAAAGACGCAGTTGGAGATAGACCCCAAGCGTAAGTGGTTTGCTTACGGTTTTAGTGCCAAGCCTGACACTGTAACGGCGGAGGCTACATCTGTTCAGGGCAAGCACAACGAGAACGTATTGGTGATATTGGACGAGGCGGCGGCAATATTGCCACAGATATGGAAGGCTGTTGAGAGTTTACTGGTAGATAGTCGGTGTAAATGTTTAGCTATAGGTAATCCAACGAGTTCACAGGGTACATTTGCCGAGTTGGAGAACGACCCTGCGTGGAATTTTATAAATATAAGTGTTTTGGATACTCCGAATTACAAAGAGGGCAAGACGGTAATACAGGGATTAAGCGGCAGGGAGTACGAGGAGGCTATAAGGGTTAAGTACGGCATTGACAGTAACGAGTATGCTATAAGGGTTTTGGGTCGCAAGCCTGAATTTACGCAGGGTACGTATTTGGGCAAGCAGTTAGCGGCGTTAGAGGCTAAGGAAGGCAGTGTCGGGATTGTCGAGTGGGAGCGTCAGGCACCTGTATATCTGGTAATAGATTACGGGAATGTTCATAATGCTATGTGGTTTGTCCAGTTTATAAAGAACGAGGTAAGGCTAATAGATTTTTATTATGACGGCGAGGGTAAGGGCGCGCCTGAATACGCTGCTATGTTAAAGGGCAAGGGTTATGTGTATGGCGGTTATTACGGCCCAGCCGATATGTGGGGTTCAAACTCCAAAAGCGGCCAGACTGGCAGGACTACGATACAGATATTCAACGATTTGGGGATACCGTTTCAGAAGATACAGGGTTGCAGTGTAGATGACAGGGTAGAGGCTGCTCGCGGTATTGTTCCTAAATGCAGATTTGGCAGGCTTGCTATGGAGGGTTTTAACGCGTTAAAGAGTTGGCGGCAGAGGAAGAACGAGAGTTTAAGTACGCCAGATAAGCCGGTGTACTATAAGGACGCTGTAAAAGACTGGACGAGGCATTGCGGCGACAGTTTTTCGTATTTGGCTGTTTTGTACAGATATTTGACGATTAGCGGCGAGCGTGTAGGTCAGACTACTATGAATATTGCCGGCGGCAGGAAGAAGAGCGCGTATAAAAACGATATTTTATCAAGGGGCATATTGAAAAAGAAATGCGGATAGCTGAATTAAAAAAAGAAGATATTTTAGAGATAAGGAATAAACTTGTAGAAGATGTCTTGCTTCCTGATTGTGTTATTGATAAAGTGGAGGAAATGCGGCCTGCTTATACTATTTTTGATAAGGGCAGGGTTATTTTATGCTGTGGAGCGGTTAGTATAAACGGCATTTGGGAAATATGGTCGTTGTATAACAAGGAAGTATCCTGTTTTTCTCGGTGCAGGGCAATTATAATGATGAAGGATAAAATAGACGAAATTGGCGGCAAGTGCCGGTTTGGCATTAGTCAGAATTTAAAAGGCGGTCGCAAATACGCCGAATTTATCGGCGGTAAGTTTATAGGTTTGGAGCGGAGCAGGTTGTTTCCTGATAAATTTGAATTTATTTATGAGGTTGGCTGATGGGTATTGAAGCGTTACTTATAGGCGGATTGATTGCTTCGCAGGCTGCGACAATGAGTCAGGGCGGCGGCGGTGAAGTAAGTATTCCTACGGCTTCTGCTGCGGCTGCCGTTTCGTCAAAGACTGCCAAGACTGCCAAGCCGGTCAAGCAGTTAACGGAATCTGAAAAGATGAATAAGCGGCTTGCCGCATCGTCTCTTACGAGGGACTGGGGTAAATTGACGTTGAATAAGCCAGGACTTTTGGGGGTAACGGAATGATACGTAAGGTTAAGAGCGGATATAGAGTTTTGAGTAAGAGCGGTCGTAATCTCGGCACTTACAGAACCAAGTCCGGCGCAAAGAAGCGATTGCGTCAGGTCGAATATTTTAAGCATAAAGGATAGCTATGTACTGGTCTCAGAAAACTTTATATGACAGACTTATGGACAGGTTGTCGCAGGCGGAGAACAGGGCGTCTAAATTTAACGATTCGCGTGATATTATCGCGCAGTTGTTCAGGCCTGATTTAGAGATGGATATTCAGCTTGCTAATCAGAGCGGCGATTTACTCGGCAGCAGGATTTACGAGAATACCGGAGTATTTGCGCTTAATACTATGACTTCGGGTTTTATGGGCAATACTGTCAGTCAGTACATAGACTGGATAATGTATATAATGGGTCAATACGAATTGAAGGGTATCGACCAGCTTGATATATGGTGTCAGGACGTAAAGGAGTATATGTCCGATGTTTACAGGAAGAGTAATTTTTACGATGTAATGCCGAAATACTGCAAGAACGCTTTTAGTATCGGTTCTCCCATAATGATTGGCGAGGAGGATATTTTTACAGGCAGGATTGTCTGGACTGCTTTGCATTACAAAAACTCTTTTGTAGTCTATAACGCCCTTAACGAACCGGACGGATTGCTGTATAAAGACCCCAAATTTACAGCGAAGCAGATTTACGATACTTATACTCCGAACGCTAAAAAACCTGAAATCGATAAAAAACTAAGTACTTCTCTTGTCAATGCGCTCGAGCAGGGTATGCACAATAATGAATTTACGGTATTTACAGCCATATTCAGGGCAAACGACCCTGTATGGAACGGCGGATTTGAGAAGCCGAAAGGCGATTACAAATGGCTAAAAGTCGTATTTGAATACGATACTGTCAAGGACAAAAACAATCCTTTGTCCGTAGAGGTTTATTTTTCACGTCCGTTTGTGGTTTGGGATTACGATAAGAACTCGTGGGATACCTGTTCGAGAACTCCGGCGTTTTACGCTATTTGGGATACCTTAAGTCATCAGCAGGTCTATAAAAACTTCCTTGAAAATGTTCAATATAAAAATCGTCCTCCGGTAATGCACTTGAACTCTATGGCTAACAGGCTCGAATTATGGCCGGAGGGGTTAATGAGTGTCGATATAAACGAATACGAACATCCTCCGAAGGCTCTTGATACTATTGGCGATATACTTTTGAATAAGGAAGTTTCGGATATATTCGTAGAGAATGTGAAGCGGCATTTCCATCTTGACGAATTTCAGAGATTTAATAATCTTGCAAGGGAAAACAGGCAGCCTGTAACCGCGCTCCAGATTATGAAAATGGCCGGTGAGAACTCCATATTATTAAGTCCTGCCATAGAATCGCAGAGCAGGGTATTAAGGGACATTGACGCTCGCTGTATGGATATAGAGGCCAGAGCCGGACGCGGGCCGTTCGACCCTGCGAGAATGGCGGATATTACAGATATTATTCTTCAAAATTCCAAAGAAAACGTGGTCGCTATAAAAGTATTGCCTCATTTTACAGGCGCGTTATTCAGAGCGCAAAAAATGGCACAGGAACTCGACCCGATACAGGCCGGTCTTGAAGCGGCGATACCATTGCTCGACCGTCAGCCTGATTTATGGAATGCGATTAGAATGTACGGTACTCTTGACGATATATTGACCGCCACTAATTTCCCGAAAAAGAACTTGAAAACGGAAGAGGAGTATAACGAATTTATGGCCTTGATTAACGAACAGAGGCAGAAGGCCGCCGAAGCGGAGCAGGCTCTTACAATGTCCAAAGCGGCAAAGAGCGTTTCCGGTAAAGTTGACCCGACAAGTGTAATGGCGGGTATTGGCAAAGCAGTTGCGGGAGCTGCGTAATGGATAACAAAAGGAAAAAAGGGCTGTCGAGCGCGTATGAAAGAGCCGGAGTTGATTTTCTCGCGTATAGATTACAGCATTGTTTATTTAAAAAAATAGAAAATCCTATCGACATTGCTCTTCATAATGATATGCTTGAAGAAATAGAATTGCTGGTTGACGGCGAAAATTTATTATTTTTTAAGAATTTTGCTAATATATTATTGAATAGGCCGAAATGCTGGTATAGAAGTATCTCGGAATTGATTATACATATTTCAAAGAAAGGCAAAAAAAATGATTAACAATAACGAAGTTTACAGATTAACTGTAAGGGTATCAAATGCTGACGTTCAGGAGATTGGCAGATTATACAGTCATAAAGTGGCAATGGCGTATCTAAAGGCGAAAGAAGAGATACAGCTGCCAGAAAATGTTAATGTTATAGACAGGGTTGACAGAGGCGTTAAGCCTGATGAAAACGGAGTGCAGTTTTATACTACCGAATATATAGTCCTTGACATTAAACCTGTCGTTAAGGAAGTTGTTAAGGAAGTCAGGAAAGATGAGCAGACAAACGGGTCTGTAGTGATAAAGAAACAAATTAAGAAAGGAAAGAAAAATGAGCGAAACGATTAACAATAGTACTGATACCGGCGCGCAGCCCGCAGTCAATCCGGCGGAAACAAACTGGGTAGAAAGCAAGGCTGGCTTTACGCCTGAAATGAAAGCCGCGTTCTCGAAGTACAAAACCGAAGATGAGGCGTTCAAGGGCGGTTACGAGGCTATAAAGAGTTACGGCGAGCCGTATAAACTTCCTGAAAGTTTAGAAAAACTGCCGAACGACAAGATTAAAGAAGAGTTTATGTCCGGCATTGGGAAACTTTTAGGTTTTGTCAGAAACGAAAAAGACCTTGCCGATTTTGATTTTGCGGCTGGAATTGGAGAGGGCGGCAAAGTAAACGATGTTATCGCCGGAAAGTTTAAAGATTTTATATTGAATAAAAAAATGCCTAAATCTCTTGCGCAGGACGCTGTTAAGTTTTACAACGAAATGGGCGAGGAGTTTAAGGCTATGCAGGAAAGACAATTCCTTGACGAAGCGGCAAAGTGCGATGAAACTTTAATATCCGACCCCAAAATCGGGTCTAAAGAAAAAATGGCGGAACTTGACGAACTTACAAAGCGAATGTTCAAAAACAATCTCGGACTAAGCAATGAAGAGTACGAGCAGGCCGCTTTGCAGTTAGCTAACGCTAATTTTACTCGTCAGCCTGTTTTGCGAAAGGCGTTATACGCAGCCGCAGAATTGCTTGCCAAAGAGGGCAAGACTTCGATTGGCGAGGGCGGTAATCCTCCGCCAAAGGTGGAAGTTGCTGATAAAGACAGGCCTATAAGTGAAATAATGCCTAAGTCTGCAAAGGCTTGTGGTTTTGCATAAACCCCTCGAAAGAGATACGGTTCTTTGAAAAAAGAGAGATACGGTAACTACGGTTGCCCCTCTTGCTTGCCTAAAAGTAAGGCGGCTTGTACGCAGCGTTAAGCGTATAAGGCAGAAGCCTCGTAAGAGACACCTTCTTCCGACAATTGTTTTTTAAACTTATTTTAAACTTTTATTTGGAGATTAGTTATGGCTACTAATGCAATGACAGGCACGGGGAATATCTACGATGTTCAGAAAATGAAAAATCCGAACAACGGACAGGTACTCTCTTTGACAAACACAATGATAGAAAGACTGGATATGCTAAAAGACTTTCCGGCCTTTCCGTCCAATTCCGGTTTACAGCACAATTTTTTAAGACAAACCGCCCTGCCGGAGGGTAAATTGTCGAGAATAGGCGGATATTGGGGTACGAGTAAGGTTGCTATGGAGCAGGCGACTGCTGTAATGGCTCTTATCAGAAGTTCTTATGAGGCATCGGTCGATACCTTCACTATGGAAGACCCAGCCGCAGGACAGGCTTTACTGAAAGCGAATAAGGACGGCCATATAGAAGGTTTGGCGCAGGGTTGGGCGAGACTCCTTCTTCAAGGCTCAAGTTCAGCCGCCGGCATAAGCGGGCTTGAGGCTATCGCTCCTTACAGCACCTATGATGATACTTACTGTTTCAATGTTGGCGGTACAGGCACAGACTTGAGAAGTATATGGCTTGCCGCGCCGGGCATTGAGACCGTTCACACCATTTATAACCCAAACCATCCTACTCTTGGCGCAAAGATGGAAGATAAGGGCGAAGTCCGCAAAGAGAACCCTGACGATGCTACAGAACACAGATACGATATTTGTATCGAGTTTGAATTTATGCAGGGTATTTGTATAAGAGACCAGCGAGCTTTAAAGAGGGTATGCAACATACCAATTCTTGAGGTTCCTACCGCTACTCTCGTCAATAAAATAATTGACGCTACGATTATCAACGCAGTTAGTGGCAAACAGTGGTTTGCGTATTGCGATGACAGAACGTATGCAGTGCTGATAAAGGGACTTAATGACAGGTCTCAAATTCAGATGTCCGACAGGAATGTGTACAGAACAAGCCTTCCTATGATTGGCGAGAATATTATCATTCGCAGAATGGACGCGCTAAAAAAGACAATCGGTTCAGGCGAAACTGTAGTTAGCGCAGGTTAATAAAAATTTTTAAAATTAAGGAGTATAATTATGATACTTACAGAATTAGGTAGTTTAGCTTCCGCTCTTGCCCTCACGGATGGCACTGTTAATACCTCTAACGTGATTGATATGAAGGCTTCCGGTCTTGACGGTTTTTCGCCGGACAATACTTATTTGTTTATTCAGACTTCTACTGCCGCAGGCGGCGGAAGTTCATCGACTTACACATTTAACGTTATTGTATCCGATACTGAAAATCTGTCGAGCGGAGTAACCGTTCTTTCGATACCGATTACAGGTTTAACTGACGCAAGAATAGCGACCGCACTGGAAGTTATTTATGACGGCAAACTTCCCGATGTTATTACCAAACTTGGGAAGCGGTATTTTGGCGTTCAGTGTATTTTGGCTAACGGCAATGGTACGGCGACTCTTTCGGTTAATGTCGAGGTTTCACCGTCAAAGCCGAAGTCTAAAGACGATGTGCAGGTAGTTGACACTAATGTTAGCGTGCCGACTGAATAGTAATTTGGGGCGGGTATTTTCTTCCTTTCTTGCTCGCCCCGCTTTTTAAGGAAAATAACTATGAAAAGAATATTCTTAATAATAATGCTCTTGTGTTCTATCGCAACTGCAACGATTACTTATGACGAGGACTACTACCAGCTTAATCGTATGTATATTGGCGCGGGCAAAGACACTGCCGACCCTGTATATAATAATATTGCCGAAGCAGCCGCCATTTTAGAGGCTTGGTCGTTTACGTCCGATGTTAATCAAATTACTTTTGGCGATACGACTTATCTATTGCCGGAAACTGATGGAACTGTCGGGCAGGCTTTAATTACAGACGGGTCAGGCACTATCTCTTGGGGTTCTACTTCCGGTACGTTTTCAGGCGGTTCAATCACATCAGATATTACGATGACTAATGGCGAGTATATCAGGCCTGATACGACAACCGCTCATATTTTAGGTTTACAGGTTTACGATGTTGATAATACCGCTTGGCGGGACGCTCTAAAGTGTACTAACGGAGATATTGCCGATGTGAATTTGGGATGTGAAACCGTTACAGTACAAATACATAGTACAGGTTTGAACGTTACCGCCGCCGGTGCAGTTACCGGAGTTACGGATTTGACAATGAGCGGCGATTTGGCGGCTACTGGCGATTTATCGGCTGATAACATTACTATTGGCACGTCCCTTATTCTTGATTCGGGAGCTACGATTACAAATGCGCCTGCAAGCGAGATTACATTCACAGCCGTTGGCGAAGATTTGGCTCTCGATATGGACGCTTCAACTAATGTTATAGGCCTTAAATCTTCAACTGGAGTTACCGGTATTGCTATGGGTGCAGTTGACGATTTGTCCGGAGTTGGCACAATAGCTTTTGACGCTGCCGCCGCTTCGATAACAACCGCAACTGACGGAACAGCACAGGATTTGACAATCGGCATTACAGGGGCGACCAATTCAAGTTTGGTACTTGTTTCAAGCGGCACTTCCAATGACGCTATGAGTTTTACAACTTCCGCCGGAGGCATTGATATTACCGTTGGAGGCGCGGCTGCCGGTGAGGATTTGGATTTAACGTCCAATACTTCAATCAATCTTACAGCTACCGAAGCCGCCGCTAACCAGATTTACATACAGGGACAGGGTACGATTGCCGGAAATGCGGTTAATATAGCAACTACTGACGGCGGAGTACTTATCGCCGCCGCCGGAGCTGCAAACGGCGATTTTACCGTAACCTCTGCCGATGATACAAGCATTACAGCAACAGACGATTTAACATTAAATGGCGGCTCTGCCGGTTCTATTATCAATCTTGGCACAAATACTCACGGCAACGTAATACACATTGGCGATAACGATACTGCCGCTGATACCATTACTATTGGTTCTGCCAAAGACACAACGGCAATAACAGGTATAGCTATGACTGTCGGAAGTACGGCAACGACTGCTGCGACTACAATTCAGTCAGGAACCGGCGATGTTACAATAACGTCAACGGACGCTATTACAATGACATCTGCCGGAGCGTTTAATATCGGAGCAAATGCCGTTGCGCAAACTATTACTGTCGGAAACGAGACTGGCGCAAGTTCGCTTGCTTTAAAAGCCGGAACGGGAAATATTACCATTGACGGAGTTGCGGCTACTACTATTACAATAGGGGACGCTGCACAAACCGGCACGATGAAATTCGGCGAATCCACAGCAGCCTGTCAGGTTGACCTTGCCACTGGAAACAGTAATAAAACCGTTAATCTTGGCACCGGCACTGGTGTTTCTACAATAAACATCGGTACGGGCGGTACAGGCGCAAAGACTATTACAATAGGCGATGCGGCCTCAACCGGAACAACCAATATTAAAGCCGGAACCGGCGGTATCAATATTACCGGTTCGGTTATAAGAACAGGCCAGCAATATGTCCAGACAATCAGTTACTGCAAGGTTGGTTCAACTTCCGGTTGGGTAATCCCTGCCGCTTCTGACGCTGCTCACGTTGCAACTCTTCCACAGTCTCAAACAGCTTCAACATTAGTCATACCGATAACAATACCGTTAAAAGTTGGCTATACTATTACGGCTTGGACTATTAACGGACAGATTGATAGCGGCGGAAATACCGCTACGCTTGACGCTAAACTTTACAAGCATACCGAAGCAACTGCCGGATTCGCAAATGCCGCTATCGGTTCAGGTATGGCGCAACTTTCCAAAACGGCAGATTACAAAGTTGTTGAAGGCGAAAGCGGATTGTCAGAAGTTGTGGCCGCTGACGAATCTTATTATCTTCTTGTTACAGGCACTACTGCCGCAACGACAGATATTGAGATAGCTTCTATCACAGTTACGGTTAGCGAGATTTAATAATGGGGGGCTTAAATCGCCCCCTTATTTTTAAGGATATAAAATATGAAAAAACTGATAATTTTTATAATTTTATGTTTAATCGTATGGTCTGTTTATGGCGCATCTACAGTTACTTATACGGCGACTAAACTTAAAAGAGGTCAAGAATCTGTAAGTATCGGCGGCAGAGTCAAGACCGCTACAATTACAGAGGCAAGGCCTGTTGATGTAAATGGTACGCCTACTGACGCAAACAAATATTCAAACTCTACAAGTTTTACCGATTTGGAAGACAGGGATTTGGTTATTAACGGATTCCTGTTAAAAGTCTTTATGGACGCAAACGGCACTGACGCAAATGGAATTGACGTTCAGATAACCACCAGAACACACGGATTGGTATTATTCGACCGTTCAGGGATGGTTGACGGAGAATTTTTCCCGTTTGAGTTTAGCAGTCAAAACAGTAATGTTTACGGCAGTATTCCCGTAAATGATATAATTGACGTGAACTGGTCGTCAAATGATTACAATAATATGACTATTGGTATAGACTGGTCGAGTGAAAAGGAGTAGGTTATGCCAACCGAAACAGATATTGCCAATCTTGCTCTCGGCAAACTGGGCGGAGCAGGAAGTCAATTAACAGCCTCCGGTTTTATTAGCAGTATAAACGGAACTGATATGGTTTCAGGCTGGTGCAGAACTCTTTTGCCCGTTTGCAGGGAAAGAGTAATCGTAGATTTGGCTGTTGAAAAATGCCCTCTTAGAGAAAGTATTGTTTATAAAGATATGGGCGCGGCGATAGACGAATCCGGCTTGCCGGAAATTGGAGACTGGACTTATGCTTTCAATGTGCCTACTGATTGCCTTGCCGTTATCTGGCAAATAGACGAGGATTTTCCCGATACCGGCAGGAAAAGAAAATACAAATTTGAGACAATTCTGAATAAGGGCAAAAACGGGCTAATACTGCTCACGAACAATTTATCCAATTCCGATGGCGACAGTGCGTTTATAGCCTACGCTACGGACATTAAAAATCCGAATGCTTTTAATTCCACTTTCACTCAATGTCTTACCACTTTATTGGCTTCTGAATTATGCCCTCTCGTTGGCAAGGAAACAAAGGTGAGAACGGAATTACTGGCGGAATATAAACAAGTATGCCTGCCGGACGCTAAATCTTTCAACCAGTCTCAATTAGATAATCAGTCTGTAGCCGCGCCAAATAACTATCTTGGCGGCAGAAATAGTACAATATCGCTTTACAGGACATAATGAAAATGATTAAAAAATTCGCATTGTCTATTTTGTTCTGTTCAATATTATTTGCGTATTCGGGGTCTTTTCTGTCTTTCAATACGGGACAGGTTTCGCCGTATATGGAATCAAGAGTCGATTACGCCAAATACGGTTCCTGTTGCAGACTCCTTGAAAATATGTTCGTTTTCACGGAAGGCTCCGCAATCCGGCGAAGCGGCACTGCTTATATAGCAACGGCAAAGACCGATGACCCTGTTTTAATTTCATTCGAGTATTCGGTTGAAGATACCTATATCCTTGAATGCGGAAACGAATATATAAGATTCTATCGTAACGGCGGGCAGATTCTCGATGGTAACGACCCGTATGAAATAGAAACAGTATTCGATACAAATGAATTGCGGAATATAAGATATATTCAATCGAGCAGTACTATGTACATTGTGGATGGAAACGACCAGCCGCAAAAACTTACAAGGTCTGCGCATACGAGTTGGACAATAGAAGATGTGAATATAACTACCGGCCCGTTTATGCCTATGAGTACTGCCGACATAAATATTGTTCCGTCCGATACCGATATTGGCGAAACAATAACGCTTACTGCCGATTCCAATATTTTCTATACCGGCCACGAAGGCGCGTTGTGGAAATTAACGCAGGACAGGTCAACGTCAACTCTTACCGGAGAATTAGACGCTAATGAAGTTTCTTTGAGTTCTCCGTATTTTAGCGGCGGATATAATTTTACAACGTCAGGCACTTGGGAGGCTATTGTAGTATTGCAGCGAAGTACAAATGGCGGTCTGACTTGGGAAGCCGCTTTAACGCCTATGGACTCAAATAATTTCGATAATCCGGCTGAAACGGAAGAAGATGGCGCGATATACAGGGTTGCGATGACTGATTACGTTAGCGGGACTTGTACATTTACTCTTATAATGGGGGATTCTACACAGATTGGAATAGTAAAAATAGTCTCTGTTGTCGATGGCAACGAGGCTACTGCGATTGTACTTTCAGAACTTGCAAGCACAAGCGCGACAAAAAACTGGGCGGAAGGATATTGGTCTGATTACAGGGGCTGGCCTCGAACTGTATGTTCACACCAGCAGAGATTGGTATTTGGAGGGTCGTTGTCTTTTCCTCAAACGATATGGTTTGGCAAGGCTAACCCTGACGATAGTTTGAATTTCACAGAAGGAACTTTGGATACTTCCGCATTTACCGTAACAATTCCAGGTCAAAATCCGATTCAATGGCTATTGAGCGGCGATTATCTTTTTATGGGGACGAGCGGTTCTTGCGGCAGATACGGCGAGCAGAATAAGGCCATTACCCCTACTTCTCCGTCTTACAGCGAGCAGACTAAAAACGGTTCTGCGAATGTCAACGCTATTTTTGCCGCCGATTCAATACTTTACGTAGAAAGAGGCGCGAGTAATGTCAGAGAATTTACGTACTCTTTACAGGTCGATAAGCACGTTTCCAACAATTTGAATGTTCTTTCAAGTGATATTACAAAAAGCGGAATTAAAACCGCTTCTTATCAGAACAAACCGAGACCAATGTTATGGTGCGTTCTTAATGACGGCAATATGGCAACCTTGACTTTTCAGAAAGACCAAGAGGTTATAGCGTGGTCTTTACAAACTACTTCCGGTTATTTTAAGGACGTAGCTGTAATTCCCACGAATGAAGACGAAGACGAGGTTTGGGTTGTTGTCGAGCGCGATTCCGGCCAATACATAGAGCAATTTAAGTCTATGGACTGGGGCGAGGACGTTAATGACTGCTGGTTTGTCGATAGCGGTCTTGATTATTCGGGAACTGCCACAGATACATTTGCTGGATTAAGCCATTTGGACGGTGAAACCGTATCTATTTACGCAGATGGTATTGTTTGCCCTGACGTAGTTGTTTCAAGCAATTCTGTTGCAATAACAAATTCTGCGAGTAATGTAATTATAGGACTTTCTTATACCTCTAAATTGGAAACTGTACCGATATTTCTGGATTTGCAGGACAGGGCTATGAACAAAAAAATCACGGCTCTTGATATAGATTTTTATAAGACCGGATATTGCGAGTATGGATTCGGAAGGAATAGTAAATTAACTCCGATACATTTTTTTGATTTAGATACTCCTTTTACATCAAGGCAGCCTCTTTATACAAGCGATTTTGATTTTAAAACTGTTTCGTTTCCCTACGGACACAGGAAAAAGGCTACTATTTATTTGGAAAATTCAAAACCGGTTCCTATGACTGTAAGGTCTATAGCCGTAAATGTGGAGATGACGCGATGAGTGCAAGTGCATTATTACTGGCAACAATGGCCGGCGGAACCACAATGAATGTTATGGGTCAGCTTCAAGCCGGAAAAGAAGCCGAGCGGCAGGGCAAAGAGGCGCAGCAACTTGCCAATGCAAGGGCTGCGATGTATGAAAAAGACGCAAAAGCCGAGCGCAGGCGTTCTGTCGAAGAGGCGAAAATCGAAGAAGAAAAAGGCCGAAGGCTGCTTGCCACTCAAAAATCGGCGGCGGCGGCGGGCGGAATTATGATAAATACCGGCTCTCCGCTTGTTATAGAGGCCGAGACTATAGACCAAATTGCCAAAGACAAGGGATTCATTCTTGAAGAAGGCCGTATGAAGTCGGAGTCGCTGTATAATCAGGCCGCTTACGAGCGCGCTTACGGCAGTATTATGAAAGAGCAGGGCAAAAGAGCAAAGAAACAGTCGTTATGGAAAGCTATTGGAACCGGCGTTTCAGGCTATGGCTCAATGGCCTATATGGGTTACGAGTCTGGAATATGGGGCAATAAATCTGTTTCCGTAAATGCCGCCAATAAATTAAATCAATCTCCATACAATTACAGGACTTACGCATAATGGCAGATATACCACTTCGCACAAGAGATAGATTACCGCCGCAGGGTCAGAGCGCAAAGCCGCCTTATGAGCTGGTAAGGCCTGCCGATAGTTTTAGCGGACAGCAGCAATTCGGCGCAGAGGTAGCCAATTTCGCAGGAGACCTTTTGGGCAAGCTGACAGAGATTCAGGCCGCTAACGAAAGCCACGAATTTTTGGGTATGGTCGAAACTGAACGCGCGAAATTTGACACTTTTCTTACGGCAAACCCCGGCGCGACAGTAGAAGAAATAAACAAACAAAGAGACGTTATGATACAGAATATCAGCGCGGCTGGAAACGGACTTAAAACGCAGGGCGCAAAACGATATAGTACAAACTGGCTTGCCGCCAATAAAAATCTTCTGATTGAAAAAGCCAATACAACGGCGGCTGCACAGGGTATCAAGACCGAAACCACAAAGTTTAAATTAAATATAGATGAAATTATAAAATCCGGCAAACCAGATTCTAAAGATAGGGTAAATTTTCTTATAGATAAACAGGTTGAGGCAGGTCTTATATCACCCGATTTGCAAGATGCTTATAAAAAGCAATATGGGAGAGAAATAGATGTTATGGCGGTCTATAATAATATTGCCGCCCTAAAAACAAGGTATAACCAGACTGGTGATTTGGCTTATATTGACGATGCGAAAAAACTGGCATTATCCACTAATTTATTAGATGAAAAAGAGAAACAATCGCTATATGCGAACATAGAAAGTTATGAGATTCAATCTGAAAACCGCAAAAAAAGGGATATTTATACTTATGATTTAGATACTACAAAGGAGTTATTGGACAAACTCGACAAAAACGAATCCGGCAAAGAACTTGATATGGACGATGTTCAGGCAAAATTCCCTAAAGACAAAGACACTGTTGAGTATTTCCAAAAATTGATAAAAGGTTCTAAAAAAGAAGTGGTTAATACCAAGCCAAGAGGACACAATGCGGCGCTTGGTATTATTTATTCTGTAAGCGCTGGTGATATGGGGAAACTTGCCGCATATAAGGATTTGGCCGAATTAAGATATGACAAGGGTGTGATAAATGACAAAACTTATCAATGGGCAAAAGGCAGGGTTGGCGAACCTTATCCCAGAGAAATATCTGCTAACATTAAGGCTGTAATACAATCGTCTGACTCTTGGTGGACGACAAAAAGCGAACAAAAAGAACAACAGAATTTTTTAAATTGGGTTGAAAAGCAAATATCAAGTGGAAAAGAGCCTACTCTAAAAGAAATGAAGTCGATTATGAATGATTTGGTTTCGCAAAAACCAATATCTGAAGTATATTTGGGCGAAGAAAAAAGAATAGAGGTAATAGACGCAGGGGGCAATTTGTTTACTATTCCTGCGTCCAAACTTGAAATAGCAACTAAAAAATATGGTTTCAAGGCAGTAGAATAATGGAATTAGATTTAAGACCTGTTGTTCCTATGGAAAAAGAACTGGATTTGCGTCCGGCTGGATTGGGTTTGAATCCGTATCAGGGTCTTGACAAAGACGAACTTTCCAAGAAAACTGACCGTGTATATAAAAACTCCACTGACTATCTTGTGCCATTTTCAGACGCCGAAAGACTCGAATCCGATGTCGAAGAAATCAATATTCATCAGTTGCTTACAAGGCCATTGCCTCGACCAAAGTCTGGAATGATAGATTTGAGAAAGTACCATAAGACTGAAGAGCAAATAATGAACTGGAATTACAGTAATATTCCAGATACAAAACCGAGACTGAAGGCTTTGGCAAAACAATATATGCGCCAGAGTAAAATAAAGAGAAGCAAGGAAGAGGAATCCATTGTTAAGAAAAAGGACGTATTGAGCCTTAACGCTTATTTGGCATATTTTGTTGGCGGCGAACAGGCGGCAGAAGCCGTAATGAAAGCTAATATATTCAGGAACAAGCCAAAAGCTGTTGACGAGTCCGACCCAACCTTCCAATATCTAATAGAAAGTCCAAACCAGTCTTATGTAGTCTCCATATTAGATACGCAAATAGGCACAGAAAGAGTTGAAGAAATAAATAATCTTGTTGAAATGGAGGATAGTGGGGCAAGAGATAAATATTATAAATCAAAAGGCATTATAAAAACCAAAGAATTTCAGGAAAAAAAAGACGGCAGAGAATATATGTTGTTTTCTGATAGTCTAAAAGCATTAAAAAATAATGAAATCAGGAAGGCAATAGAAAGACTTCAAGACCCCGAAGTTAGTTATGCTAAAAGTAAATATACAGAACACGGATTAAGTCCCGATTACGATAGGGATTTACTGCTTGTGCGGAATCATTATTTTGCTCTTGAAGAGGCGAGCGCAAGAGATGCTACTTTGACGGCTAAATTTGGCGATATGGGTCTTGATATGGCAAAATATATGGGCGAAATCGCTTTGCTAACTGGACTTGGCGGTGGCGGGGCAAAAATAGCGTCATATAAGGGGCTTCGTATTGTTGGCGTACCAAAGTTAATTGCCAGAAATGCCGCCAAATTAACCTCTGCCGTAACTATGGCCGCCACAAATCCTGCTATGATTTCTAATCTTACAGTAGAACGAATGACAGATAAGGGCTATATAGGAAATTACGGCGAATTTATTAAGACAGAAGAAGGGCAGTCTATTGTTAAGGCTTTGCCAAAATCTTTGGCTGAAGGCACAGTTACATATTTTATAGAACAAAAAGGCGATGATATTGTTCGAGGGCTTATTAAAATCGGCGGCGGTGTAATCGGTAAAATGCCAAAAGGCATATCTTCTAAGTTTGACGACATTGCTGCGTTTATGAAACAAGCCAAAATTAGGTCTTTTGAAAAACTTCCCAAAGGGTTTCAGGCAGATTTAAAAGTTGTAAAAAACTGGTTGAATAAACTGGTAAAAGAAGGCAAATTTAACGGCGTATTCGGTGAGAACATCGAAGAATATGCCGAGCAAATAATAAAGCCGATGTTGTTGCTTGACGACCAGCACAGAAACAAAGACGATGCGTATTTAACGAGGGTTGCCAAGTCTTTTATGGTTAATCCTGAAGAATTATTATTACAAACAGCGCTTTTTACAATGATACCTTTTGGCACTGGCGCTATTGCCGGAACAGCCTCGACCATAAAGTGGGCTGGCGAAAATATAGTATCACAAGCCCCTGAATTGCCGGAAGTAAAGCGAAGAATTGATATGGAAAACGCAATCAGGAATGAATATGGAGTTGACCGTCAACAAGCCGAAGATATAGCCGATATGCTTGACAAAAAAAACAATGTTGACCAAATTGAAGAAAAAATACAAAGTTATGAGGGGTTTGCCGATTTTAGTTTTGACGACCATAACAATAAAAAAGCATTGGTGAGTATGTTAATAGATAGAGGCCTTGTTTCAGAAGACGCGCAAAGACTTGCCGAAATAACTACCAAACTTGCAAAGCAGGAAAAAGCTACTGTTCAGGAAGTTGTAGGAACTGCCGAGTTCCAAAAAGAAGTAGAAAAATCACCAAAGGCAGAATTGGAAGAAGAAACAGAAAAGGTTGTTGTCGAACCAGAACGACCGGCTGATTTTGTCGCTACAACAGAAACAAAGCCAAGAGGTGTTTCTAAAAGCGTGGAAGAACAAGCCATAGAAAAAGAGTTAATAGGCTCTTTTGAGAACATACCTGATTATCAGGTTGTTAGTATGAAACAGCAATCTGAAATGGTATCTGAAATTATTATAAAAGATTATGAACAAGCCAAGAGAATTGCTATGGGGCAAGAAGCTGCGCCGAGGGGCGTTATTCCTGAAATGGTTTATATCGCCGTTGCGAACAAGGTTACAAAAGATGGCGACATTGATACGTTGCAGGAATTGGCGCTAAATTCAGGACTTGTTAAAATCGCAACCGAAATGGGTCAGAGAATCAGGGCTTATGGCGAACTTGGCGAATACTCACCCGTAAAAGCGGTTCAAAAAATAGTTAAAATCAGAGAATCGCAGTTAAAAGAAAACGAAAAAGCAACCAAAAAGAAACTCGAAAAAGAAGTCAAAAAAACCGAAAAGGAACTTGACAAAGCGGAAAAGGCTTACGCAGACAAGGAAATCGAAAACGCCATAAATTCTGCCAAACTGCCCAAAACAACAAAAACTATTTCAACAGATATTAAATCTCCGAAATATGGCAAGAACAATAAACTCGTTACAAAAGAAGAGTATGAGTATATTCTTGCAGATATTGAAAAAGAAAACAAGGAGTTTCAAGTTAAGCAGGGCAAAGGTTTCAGAAGGGGTATTGCTTATGTTCCAAAACCTGAAGATTTTGTAAGGGCTGGGAAACTCGGCCTGTATCATCTTGAGGCTATGGGAAAAAATGTTGTAGATTGGTCTAATGTTATGGTTAGCCAATTAGGCGATTGGATTAAGCCTCATCTCGAAAAAATCTGGAAAGAGGCCAATTCCGCTTTGGCCGATACCGAAATCAAAGAAGCTGCTTCTAAACTTGCCGATGGCTTTGATAATGGCAAAACTTTCGCCCAAATGTCATTTTATATTGACAGGTTGGCAAAAGGATTCATCCGTAATGGCATTACGAAACGAGACGATTTGGTTAGTGCCGTTCATAAAGAATTATTTGCCATAGACCCAAGTATTACAATAAGGGAAACTAAAGACGCAATCAGTGGTTATGGCAAATACAGAAGATTAAGCAAGGAAGAAGTTGACGCTACTCTTCGTGATATAAAAGGCCAATTACAGCAACTCGCCAAACTTGAGGATATGGAAAAAGGCAAAGCTCCGCTCAAGACTGGCGGAGAGCGAAGAACTCCAAGCAACGAGGAAAGGCAGTTGATTCAACAGGTAAATGAGGCCAAAAAAAAGGGCGGATATATAGTTATCGACCCTGAAAAACAGCTTAAAACCGTACTGGATACCATAAAAACCAGATTGAAAAACAGAATAGCAGACCTTAAGAAGCAGATTGAGACCCGCCAGAAAATAGTAAAAACAAAAACCGAACAGCCGACAGACGCGGAAGTTGTCAGGCTCACTTCCGAGCGAGACGTTTTGCAAAAAGAATTTGACGAAATTTTCGGCAGAAAAAAACTTACACAGGAACAAAAACTTAATATGGCAACAAAGGCGATGGAAAGGTCTATTGCCGAACTCGAAAGAAGAATTAAAGAAAAAGATTTAGAAATACCAAAAGCAGAAAAGCTAATCTCTCCGCAATTAGAATTGTTAAGAAGCAAGCGAGACGCTTTGCGAGCGGAATTACAGTCTTTACAGGACATAGCCAATCCCAATAAGGCTCTTAAGGCGAGATTTTTGAGAGATATTGAAATGTATAACGAAATGGCCGCAGAGGAGATATTTGAAAATGTGGAAAAAGAAAAGGTTGAAGAGGACGTTAATACAAAAACCTTAAGATTCGCAAGAGATAAAGCCAGAAGAACATATATCTCCGCCAGAGAAATCTATAATCAGTCTGGTGGTATATCCAAAGAAGAGTTGCGAAATATAATGATATTATCGCAGAACATAGAAACTGCTCAAAATAAATTAAAAACCGCTAAAAGACGGACTGTTTACGGCAGGCCGACAGATACCGAAATGCAATATGGCCTTGCTCTGGTTGCTTTTGAAAATTATAATGAAGCGTTACAGCATAAGGCGCAAAAGAAAGCAATCCCGCAAAGATTGATAAACTGGCTTGTTAATCCGATAGATTTCTTATCAGATTTTGCCGGAACCTCGAAAGCCATTCGCGCATCTATGGACAACAGTTTTATAGGCAGGCAGGGCATAAGACTGTTTTATCTTGGTATTACCGGAGATTTCCAAAGCGGAAAGATATGGCTCGATACTTTCTTCGGGTCGTTTAAGACAATATTTGGAAGCTTGACTAATCGACCTGTTATGGATTTGTTAAGAGCCGAAATTCTATCAGACCCACAATACGACCTTATGCGCAGGGCTAAAGTGGCTACTGCCGTTACAGAAGAAGAATATCCGATACACTGGCCATCTCAAATACCAATAATCGGCAGACTATTCAAAGCGTCCGAAGAAGCATTTACAGCATCCGCTTATTATATGAGATACAGAACTGCTAAAATGTATCTTCATATAGCAGAAAATGCCGGTGTCAACCTTAACGATAAACTCGAACTGGAAAGTATAGGTAAACTTGTAAATTCTCTGACGGCAAGGGGCTATACTGGCAGGCAGGGAAGCGAACCTGGAATTGTCAATAATGTTTTATGGTCGCCTAAAATGATTAAGTCCCATTTGGATGTTCTTTTTATCCAACCGTTATCTTTTAACAGGACTAAATTTAGTTCCTTTGCGCAGAAAAGAGCAGCGATAAATCTTGTCAGGATTATAATGGGTCAGGCTGCTGTTTTGTTTATTGCAAGTCGTATATGGCCTGAAAGCGTAGAAGAAGACCCTCGCTCTTCTGATTTTGGTAAAATACGGATAGGAAATACGAGATATGATATTTCAGGTGGTTCAGCCGCATTGATAGTTTTGGCTTTCAGGGCGATTAGCTTTGCAGCAAAACAGGGCGTTATTAAAGATTCGGGCGGAAGAGTAAAAACGGCAGAGGAACTTGGCTTCGGTATGACTTTCTGGGATTTAATAGTTAATTTCTTCGAGAATAAGATGTCGCCAGTCGCAAGTGTTGTAAAAGATTATTTTAAAGGTGAACATTTCGGCGGCGAACCTGTTACGCCGGCATCGGTTTCAGAAGCGTTATTTGTTCCCTTGCCTGTTGAGAATTTTTACGAATCCCTTGAAAAGGCGGAAGGGGCTAATATAATATCAGGAGCAATAGCGGAAAATCTTGGTATATCAGTACAAACGTATGAATCTAAAGGGTCTGGCGGAATATACAAATATAAATAGACAAAGGAGTTTAGAAAATGTTAAAGAAATTATTGTTAGTATTGGTTTTATGTTCAGCATTATTCGCAACCGTTTCGTCTGAAACCGTCAGGGAATTTAAAACCTGTAACGGTTCAACTACGGAATTTAGCTCTAATATCCCGTCAAACGCGGCGAGCGAAATCAGCGTCTATAAAGTCCTGCTTTCGACCGGAGAACCGACAGAACTTGAGCAAGACGTTGATTACACCATTACTTACAATGGCGATAGTTACCTTGAGGGCTGTACTATAACTATAACTCCCGCAGTGGCGGCTACCTACAAGATTGCCATTGAACGTAATATCGAAAAGACGCAGGAAACCGTATCCGCCGCTATAAATCAAATAAGCACAGAGGCGGCTCTGGATAAACTCACGAGAATAACGCAGGATTTACAGGACAGGCAAGACAGGTCTATCAGGTTGAAAGCCGGAGATACTGACGCAGACCTTGAAATCCCTGCTGACAGAGCCAATAAAATCCCTATCTTTGATGTCAACGGCAATCTTTCGGTAGTTACCACCGCCGAAATAGGCACTGTCGTTGACGGTAATATAACGGTTGAAAATGGCACGGTGAATATCACGGGTGGCGCAACTACGATAACGGGCGGGACTATAACGCAGGACGTTAATTATTTATCTATGTCCGGCGGCAATGCGTTCGTGTCCGGCGGCAATGCGTTCGTGTCCGGCGGCAATGCGTTCGTGTCCGGCGGCACGACTACGATAACAGGCGGCACTACAACGGTAATGGACGTTAATTATATCAATATTAAAGATTACGGGGCTGTGGGGGATGGAGTTACAGACGATACAACGGCCATTGAGACCGCACTTGCTTCTGGAAAATCTTTATTTGTACCGGCAGGAACATATAAACTGACTGCTGCTATTACTATACCATCCCATTGTTTTATGTATGGAGAGGAAAAACCGAATGTTAGCAACGACGCAAATACAGTATTTTTAATAGACCACGATGGAGATGGATTTGTAATTGATAATACCGCAGCAGATAGAATTTATCTGTCGGGATTTGTACTCACCAAAGAAGGAACTGATTATGAAGGAACCGGAAAAGGCATAAAAATATATACATCTGGAACAACAAACGGAACAGGCAGAGATATTCAAAACATAAAGGTGGATTATTTTGATACAGGCATTTATCTTGCCGCCTGCACAATGGACAATTTTGAGAAGATAATTGTAAGGCATTGTACGAGTTATGGTATTGAGTTTTACGGCGCAACGAGCCATACAGGCCCACACGATTGTTATTTTAAAGATGTATGGATTTATACTGCCGATGTGGGAATTTATTTTTCCGGTTATAACCTTATGCACACTTTTGAGCATATAAAAATAATGAGCTGTATTACAAGAGCTATTGAGGGTAATTCCAATGCGGGCGGGAGAATAGCTTTCAGAGACGTAATGTTTGGAGACAGTACCGCCGCAGGAGCGTCAGATTTAATAAAACTGGTCTATGGTTCTAACTGGGTTTTCGACGGAGTGTATGTCGCAGAAACTATACCGTTGTTTTCGGAAGATACCGCAAATGCCGGTATCACAGTTAGAAGCGGCTCGCTTTCAACTGGCGGAATAGGCACTAATAATATTCTGGTTGAAAACGTTTGTCAAAGTTCTCGCGCAGGAACTATAAAAAGCAACTTAAAAGATACCATAATAAATCATAGATATGAAGATGTTTATTTGCAATCTCCTTTCATAAATAGCGATACCATTTATGGCGAGGAAATCATAAGCCCCTCATATCAAGCCGGAATTGGTAAAACTCAATACCTGAATGCGACAAGGCAGGACTTTACAAGTATGGCGTGGATAAATTCATCTATTACCGTTGCGACAGGACAGACCGACCCGTATGGCGGCACTGGTGCTTATAAAATAACAGGTACGGGGTTTATATACACTGCTGCCGCTTATGGCGCAGACCCAAACGGAAAAACTTTTATATTTCAGGTTTGGGCTAAAGGAGTAGATACTAAAAGCGATGTTATATTAAAAACAGCGCATACAGCTACAAATATTAAAACAAGGCAGTATTACTTAGACCGCAATGACTGGACTTTGTGTTCTGTCGCCATCACTGCGAACGAAGTAACCCCGACAAGTTTTACTGTATATGTATTTAATGCAGCATCTGACGTAAACGGAGTCTATCTGTATGAACCGTGTTTTTATCAGTCAGATACGCCTTGTGCATTTCAAAATGCCAATGATACTTATATAGCAAATAAGCCTTTTGTAAGAGAATTTGGAAAGCAGAAAAACTATCAGGGTGAGGTCTTGTTAAGCGCAACTACTGTATCTCTTGCCGCCGATGCGGATACCACACTTTACACCGTTCCGGCTGGATACAGATGTGTGCTTACAAAAGCCGTTCTTGTGGCAGGCGCAGACGCGGGGACTACTACAATATCTATCGGCCAGAATACCGCCGAAACAGATTTTGTTACAACCAGTACGCTGTCAAATATAGACGCTCAATACGACACTGCTATTTTAATGCCTATACCGAGCGAGACTCCTCTAAAGACAAAATCTTATGCGGCGGCAACGGTAATACAGGCAAAAGTCGCAAGCCACGCAGGCGGGGCGACAAATACTCTATATCTTTATGGAATGCTATATTAAAGGATTTTACTAATGAGCGATGGCAGAGACGGCAGGAACGGAACCAACGGTACAAGTGTAGACCCGCAAAAGTGCGGCCAGCACGATGCGGACATTAGCAATCTAAAGGCTTCTGATGAGCGGCAATGGGCATTATTGGAAAAGATACAAAATAGATTGCCTGTATGGGCAACCTTCGCCTTTGGCATTTTAACGTTGCTAATTGGCTGGCTATTAAATTCAGGATTTAAGAAATTTTAAATAAAAATTGATTCATCTTCTCCCTCCCAAAGGCCGTTCGTTTTAATCGGCGGGCGGCCTGATATTGAGGCAATATATGAACTGGTTTAAAGAATGTCCGAATTGTCATAGAATGGTTCTAAAAGATTTAGACGTATGCAATTATTGCAATTATAATTTTAAAGGATTTGATATGAAAAAGATTTTAGTTTTAGTGATTTTGGCGATGGGGCAGGTTTGTTTTGCGGAATATGGCGTAGGCTATAAACGTGTTGCGGGCGTTGGCGGTTTAATTGTTGGCACGGCAGGCACAAAGTCTAATGCAGGTTCGCTTTACATTGACGATGTAAGTTATGTGGCAAGCGGTACAATTATATCCCGAATAGATGGACAGTATTTGCATTATACGGCGGATAATTTAGGGGCTGGCGGTAAAGCCTATGTTGTTTTTGCAACAAGACAAAGTGCTGGCCATTATACCATCAAAGCAGTTGTCGATGTAGGCTCTGAGATTGTAGCCGACATATCAAATGCTACGCACGGAGTGTTCTCTTATATATTACCAACACCGATAACGGCAGATGCCGATTGGTACATTGGGACTTGGGAAGCTACCGGAACTGCCGGCTCGTTTCGTATGGCGATAACTGGTTCTGCCACTTATAGTACTTATATTAAAACAGGACTGGGTTCTGTTTCGGTTGATGATTCAATTAAAGGCGTAGATATTGACCAGTATGCAGTTCGTTTGGCAATTTACAGTACTGCTGATTCGTTTATATCTTTTAGGGGAGAAAGTTCTGACGATAATGCTTGGACTAATGCGGACACTGGAAATATAACTGCTTTTGCTGATAATATGTGGATTAAACTTGGTGGTGTTATCTGTCCAGATTCTGAAAGCATAGTATTCACTTTAAATGGTATAAATACCAATATGACTTATGGCGCACAGTTGGCTGTTACTCTTGATTTTACTGCTGATACGATTTCGGATGGTACAAATACTTTTGATTTATCCCCTAATTCAGAAGACCAGTCTGGAGACACATTTGATATTTATATCTGGATAGACCATGTGAATAAGTATTCTATGGTATTTTATCAAAACAGAACCGTGGGCGCAGATACTTTTAGCACTGGTACATTGGACACGAGACTTGTAAGTATAGGCGGTAGAACCCAACTGGTGTATCCGTCTTTTCCACTTGACTTCGCTATAACATCAACAAATGCAACCATAGCAGATATATCAATAAGCCACAAACCCATA